CAGATATACTAGCAATTGACGGCATAGGATCAAAATATAGATGTGTCTTTTTTGATAAAGACCAAAATTTGATAGACTTGTCTGATAAATTACCTATTGGTTGGTTATGGAATCATATGTCTAACTTAACTGGTTTTGGAACTTTAGGTGCAAGTAAATTAATGGGTAAAGTTGGATATGGCCAGTTTAGTCAATATTATTATAATGTGTTTGAAATCATACTTAATGGACCTATTACTGAAAAGAAACAAAAACATTTTAAAGAGATAGACTCATCAAATATAGATGATCTAGCATTTACACTACAAAAATTTACAATAGATAAAATAAAAGAACACGTATATCCATTAAAATCTTGTGATAACTTGTGTATTGCAGGAGGTGTTGCATATAATGGTTATATGAACGAAGAATTTACTAATCACTATGAAAATGTATTTGTACCACCTGCTGTGGGTGATGAAGGACAGGCAATAGGTACATATCAACACGCTGACTATATATTAAATAATAATATACACAAATCAGAAACATTTGCTGGTAAAGAATATGAATATAATGAAGGTGAACAAGTGAATTATAAAGAAGTTGCTCAGGCAATCGCTGATGGTAAAATAGTTGGTTGGTTTCAAGGCAAATCAGAAAGTGGTAATCGTGCATTAGGCAATAGAAGTATATTGGCTGATCCTCGTAATCCTAACATCAAAGATATTATTAATCATACTATAAAAATGAGAGAAGATTTTAGACCATTTGCACCTGCTGTATTAGAAGAACACTATAAAGAATACTTTGATACAAGATTGCCTAGTCCTTATATGAGTAGAATATGTAAAGTTAAAAGTGATAAAGTACCAGGCATAACACATAAAGATAACACCGCAAGAATACAAACTGTGAATAAAAACTTTAATGAAAAATTTTACAATATTATAAATGAATTTTATAAAATTACAGGTATACCTATGTTATTAAACACAAGTTTTAATTGCCAAGAGCCTATTGTAGAAACACCTGAACAAGCTATTAGAACATTCAAACGAACAGCATTAGATTTATTAATTATAAATGATTATATAATCAGAAAATAAAATACTATTCTATTTGCAATATATGTTTTCTAAAAAATATAATTTACTTTTTATTCATATCCCAAAAACAGCTGGATCTTCAATAACCAACTATATGAAAACTTTAAATGATTCCTTTGTCAATAAGTATTATCAAAAACAAATGGATCTTAACTTTTTACAAAAAACAAGAAATTTAAATGTACTCATTTGTGACACATATACTCATATACCGTTAGATGATTACAGATATATCTTAACTGATACTGAATATAAAAACTCAATAAAATTTACTGTTGTGCGAAATCCTATATCTAAGTTAAAAAGTTTTTATTATTTTTTAAAAGGACATTATTGGTTGTCAATAGATATTGGTGAAATGTTACCTATACTAAAAGAAAGTATAAAAAAAATAATAGAAAGAGGATATTCACAAGATCATACCTTTAAGTTAGATAATAATAATAAATTGATAGTAGATATTAATGATAGAAAAACAAAAATGTTATATCTGAAAAAGTATAAAATGTTAGCTATTGATAATTTACTTGATACTTATGGTATTATGAAACAAACAAGTTTTTTTAATTTTAATAAAGATAAGGTGTATATTTTACGTTTTGAAAATTTACAAAATGACTTAAATAATTTTACAGAAAAATTCTCATTACCTAAACATCAATTATCTGTTGTAAATAAATCAAATGCCCATACATTAAGTGACAAAGAGTTTTTACGATTATTGATTAAAAATCATCCTAAAGATACGATACAATATGTTTTTGATTATTATAAAGATGATTTTAAGTTATTGAATTATGATTGTTCTAACGGGTTGTTTAGTGATTAATAATATGAAAAAATGTATAAATTTTATAGCATATAATCGTCCTGAATATTTTTCACAAGTATTAAACTCATGGAAAAATACAGATAAAATAAATGAGTATGATTTGTATTTTTTTATAGATTATTCTGATAAAACGCAAGAGATTAAAAACCTTATAAGAGAGTTTATAAAAAAAAAAATTAATGCCTCAAAACAAAAAATAAAAATTATAACTAATAATCCAAAAAAAGGTGTAAATAATGCCATGTACAATGCGTTAAGTTATTCTTTTGATAAATTAAAGTATGATTTTGTTGTTATGGCTGAAGATGATATTGTTGTGACGAAAGATAGTTTGAGATTGCTAGAGTGTATGCTACACATATCAGAAAAAGAAAAAAATATTGCAATATTTAATCTGTATGCCCATCAAAGCTTTGAAAATGTTATTCATAATACAACAAAATTATATAAAATTTGCTGGTTTAATGCTTGGGGTTGGGCAACAACAAATAAAAATTGGACGTTATATATTAAAAAATTTTGGAGTTTTGACTATAGTATGGGGTGGGATATACACATAACAGAAAATATTATGAAAAAACAAAATCTATCCATGATAGTTCCTAAGATTTCTCGTTCAAAAAATATAGGGATAAACGGTACTCATGCAACTGTAGATACATATAATAATAAAAATTTAGGTAAAACTCAGTTAAATACTAATTTTGAATATAGGTGTAGTGATTTAGAAATAGATACTTTAAACACATTTAAAATTATAGGAAAAAATTAATATGAAAAAAGTATTAGTAACAGGCGGCGCTGGATTTATAGGATCAAACTTAGTAGATAAGTTAATTCACAATAATTATCAAGTCACTGTAATAGATAATGAGAGTTCAGAATCAGCAGAACAATTTTATTATAATGATGATGCTAAAAATTTAAATTTAGACGTAACAAATTTTGATCAAATCAAACCACACTTTGAAGACGTAGATGTGGTGTTTCATTTAGCTGCAGAAGCGAGAATACAACCATCTATTATTAATCCATTAAAATCAATATATGCAAATGTTATGGGTACAGCTTCTGTATTACAGGCCGCCAGAGAAATGGGTGTTAAACGAGTTGTTTATTCATCTACATCATCAGGTTATGGATTAAATTCAATACCCAACGTTGAAGATCAACCAGACGATTGTTTAAATCCTTATTCAGTAGGAAAAGTTACAGGTGAAAAACTTTGTAAAATGTACAGCGATTTATTTGATGTAGAAACAATTATTTTTAGATATTTCAATATCTATGGTGATAGACAGCCAATGAAAGGTCAATACAGTACCGTTGTGGGTATCTTTGAAAGACAAATGAAAAATAATGAACCACTTACAATCGTGGGTGATGGAGAACAAACAAGAGATTTTACAAATGTAGAAGATGCTGTTCAGGCAAATATATTAGCTGCAACCAAAGAAATTGACAAAAAATATTTTGGTACTGTATTTAATATTGGTAGAGGGCAAAATTATTCTATTAATGAATTATCAAAAATGTATAATCATACTACTACATACATACCACCTAGAAAAGGTGAAGCTAGAGCAACACTTGCAAATATAGATAAGGCAAAAACTATACTAGGTTACAATCCTACTATTAATATAGAGAGTTGGTTAAAAGAAAGGCTAAAATAACGATTTCTGTTCTTATAAATATACCATAGAATTATAAAGGAATACTATGGCCAATCCAGCAAGCAGAGAACAATTAAAACAGTATGCTTTAAGAACACTAGGGAAACCTGTAATTGAAATCAACGTAGATGATGATCAATTAGAAGATAGATTAGACGAAGCATTACAATATTTCGCACAATATCACTATGATGGTGTTGAAAGAACATATCTAAAATATCAAGTTACTCAAGCAGACGTAGATAGAATTAAATCTCCTGATGGAGATACATCTTCAAGTATAACTAAAAATTCTGTAACTACTACATGGACTGAACAAAATAATTTTATAGTAGTGCCAGAAGCCGTATTAGCAGTTACAAGAATATTTCCTCTTTCAAATAGAGGCAATCAAAATATGTTTGATATACGATATCAAATGAGATTAAATGATCTATATGATTTTTCATCTACTTCAATTATTCATTATGAGATGGTAATGAAACATTTAGATTTTTTAGACCACATATTAGTTGGTGAAAAACCTATTAGATTTAATCAATACAATAATAGATTATATGTAGATATGGATTGGAAAACAGATATAACGGTTGGTGAGTATTTGGTAATTGAATGTTTTAGAAAACTAGACCCTACAGTTATGACAGATGTTTACAATGACATATACTTAAAAAGATACGTCACAGCCTTATTTAAAAGACAATGGGGCGCAAACCTTTCAAAATTTAATGGCGTGACTATGATTGGTGGAGTATCACTAAACGGTCAACAGTTATTTTCAGAAGCACAAGAAGATATAAGAAAATTAGAAGAAGAAATAAGAGGCACATACGAAACGCCTGTAACATACATGATAGGATAATGCCATGCCAGTTAATCATTACTTTCAAGGCGGCAATGGAATCGGAAGTGATTCAGAAAAAAGATTACACGAAGATTTAATTATAGAAGGCCTAAAGATATATGGCCAAGATGTATTTTACTTACCACGAACATTAGTTAATCAGGATTTAATTTTAG